TGGTAATGCAGTATATGTTGGTCCTGTAACAGGTACTGCACTTGCCGCTGGACAATTTTTAACGCAGGGTAATGTTACTGCAGAGATTCCTACCAATGGAGTATCAACAGCATTTGATTGGTATACTAATGTTGGTAATATTAGAACATTTGACCTCGCTAGAAATATTACATCTTTGGTAGAAGATGAAGGATCTTCCACCAATTTGGTTACAAATCCAGAAACCTATGTATCTAATAGTTGGTATGAAAGTGGTATCAATACTCCAACAAATAACTATTCCACTTCTCCAGATAATACTGAAACTGCCATCAGAATTAGACCTAACACTTCTACTGGAGAAAAATTATTCTATAGAACATTAAATCTCACTTCATACAATACCTTTGATGATAGTGGTGTTAAGTTTGATACTGACGCTCTATCATTTGATAATGGTCCAAATGATGAGAATTCCACACAGCAATATACAACATCTTATTTTGTAAAAGCTGATGGTTATAATAAGATTAGGCATTACTTCAGACCTGTCCCATTCTCTTCCAATATCTTTATTCAGATCGATCTTCAGACAGGCACTATTGAGCAAACATTTGAAGTTGGTCAACCTGGAGTCCTTACATTAGATGAAGTTGGTGCTATTCCATATGGAAATGGATGGTATAGAATTTATATTACTGGCACGTTTGGTTATGGATTTACTCAGTTGAGATCTGATATTTATCTGCTCAATAATGCAGGAAATATAGTTTTTGCTGGTGATAATAGCAGTGGAATTCTCGTTTGGGGATCCAAGATTAATGCAGGTCCACTTGATGCATATACTGCAGTTAATGGCGATGTATTCTTCTCCAATATTGAATATAATATCAAGAAATATGCTCTAGAGTTACTTGAGGATTATACCGAGTTAGCACTTAATGGCACTCTACCAAATCCTGCGACAAATTCTGGATCTATCCCCGTCTTCAATTCTAGTATTGCATCTGATTATAACTCAAATTCTATTCAGAGAATTATTAGAGAAAATCTGAAGATGATCAAATCTCAACTTTTAGATAGTGATCACTATTTGACTGTTACTCTAGTGGGAAGTGTTACTATTCCTTCTAAGACTTTCGGTGAAAGAATAATTCCTGTGCCTCTTGGTGGTGGTATTGAAGGATCTGATTTCTTATATGGATCTCTCAGTGATGCAAGTTCTGAAGTCCAGAAAGTTACAGTAAATGAAGGTCTAGTTGTTAAAGACTATAAGAGAATGCGAATCACTGGTGATATCACCAATGGTCCATTTACTATGAATGAAATTGTGCAGAAGCAGGGTGATTCGACTGTAAATGGTGTTGTTTATGGATTCTATGAAGATGCAAATTACAAATATGTAGATGTTGCAGTTACAGGCGGCACTTGGGCATTGGCTGATATAGTTGTTGGAGCGGAAAATGGCACTAGTGCTCAAATTGATCAGATCACAAATCGTCTACAAATCATTGATACTCTTGGTGATTTTGAGACTAATTCTATCTTTAAAGGATATACATCAAATAGCACCGCTGCCACAGAAGTTTTCTACAAAAATGATGCTGCAGTTTTAGATAACACTGGAGGAAAACTAGTTGTTGATACTGAAACTACTAGAGGATCTTTTGAGACTACATCTGTTGTATATCCAGAAGAATCTAGATTGTATCTAGAGGTCCAAAAATATGCTGGATTTGATATCGGTGTTGGTGATAGATTGGTAACAGATGGATATACAAGACTTGGAATTTCTATTCAAAATAATGAAAATCAGTTTGTAGTTGGAAACTTCCTCTATAAAATTACTGGTGGAGTCCAAGATGTTAATAACTACGGCATTATCAATAAAGTAGATTTACCCAATAATTACATCTATGTTGTCCCTGTGGTTGGTGGATTTAATAATGGCGATGTTATTGCACACTATGATATTACCAATACGCGCACAGGTTTTGCTACTGTCAGCACCAGAATTAACTATGAGGGACAAGCTGCTGGTCAAGTGCAGTTTATTGAAGATGTTGGACTTAATAAGAGACTTTACATCAGTAATACTATTGGCACATTTGCTGCTACTGACTCAATTAAGTCTGGAAATGGATACAAGGCTGCTATCATTGAGAATGTTGAATTGAAGGCAAGAGTATCTAGATACTTCCGTGGTTTTGATGGCACTCAGACAACTTTTGATCTGACAATTAATAATGGTGATGCATATTTCCCTGATCCTGCAGGTCATATGCTGATCTTTATCAATGGTATCTTACAACCACCAGGCGCTTCGCAAGCATTCACAGCATTCTCCGATAAGATTCAGTTTAGCGAACCTCCAACATTAGGATCTTCGTTTACTGGATTCTACGTTGGTAAACTAAGACAACTCGATGATATTTCATTCGAGTTTGACTCCTTACGTCAGTCCTTCAACCTAAGAAGGAATGAGACTTTCTACTCACTAACTCTTACTGATGGTGTCCAGTCATCAACAATTAGACCTGAAAATAATATTATTGTTTCTCTTAATGGTGTTATTCAAGAACCTGGAGTTGGTTTTGAAATCGTTGGTTCTAGAATTATCTTCAATGAAATTCCTCGCGTAGGATCAACATTTGTTGCATTCTCCTACGTCGGATCTGAAGCAGACGTTGATGCTGCAGTGGTTGTTCCTCCGATTGAAGCGGGTGACCTGATTGAGATTCAAGGAGAAGTTAGTGATCGTGAAGTCGCTGTTATTGAATCTTCTAACTCCTTGGTTACTTTTGATTATCTTGGGTCTGTCTTTGGTAAGGATGCAGCTGCTGCCACAGGAATTACTTCTGGCACAATCCGAAGTGTATCCGTCACATCACCTGGATCTGGTTATACATCCAGACCGACTGTTAGAGTTGATTCTATTAGTGGTTTCGATGCACAGATTAAGGCATTGGTCGGTGTCGGATCTGTTGCTGTTAATACTGGCGGATCTGGTTATCAGAAAGCTGCGATTAACGTCGAAACAACAGTAGATGATGATTGGGTTGCTCCAGATTTAAGTCAGTATGGAGAAGAAGCGATTGACCCAGAAATCGTTTAACCACATAAATAACTAAAAAGAAGTTTCCGTCAATGGCTAAACAACTTATAGGAATTGGTAATAACGCAAATGACAACACGGGGGATACCCTCCGTGATGGTGGTGATAAGATTAATGATAACTTTAATGAATTATATTCTGCGGTAGGTAATGGTGTTGCCACACAACTTAGTGTTGCTAATGCTGGAACTGGACAGGTTTTGAGATATGATGGCACAACTTTTGTGGCATCAGACTATAGTGCGTTAACTTCTAATTTAGATGTTAGTGGACAATCTATCATTTCCTCTTCTAACGGCAATATTCCTATTGCTCCTCAAGGCACAGGCAATTTTACTGTTACTGCTGGCAGTATTACTAGCACATTTTCGGGAACTGATGGGTCGATCGATTTTCCTACATTAGTTAAGTATAAGAATGAATGGGCAAATCTAGGAGCAGCACCTGCAGCAGCAACTTATCCTGGTTACTTTTTTATTGTTGATGGCGATGATAATCCGTATGTAAATATCAATATTACTGCTGGGGGAGTTGGTGATACTCGTGCAACACTTCTTACAGAATATTCGAGTATTGGTTTGCTCTCAGATGTAGATGTAACCACAACTGCTCCAACCAATAATCAGGTATTGAAGTGGAATACTTCATCATCAAAATGGTTGCCTGCGGATGACGATGCGGGTATTGGTAGTATTAATCTATTTGCTACAGTTGCTGGCGATACAGGATCAACAACAGCAAATAGTCAGTCTGATACATTAACTATCGCTGGTGGCACTGGTATTGCAACTAGTGTAGTTGGAGATACATTAACTATTGATTTCAATGCGACATTAACAACAACATTTGCTGATCTTACGGATACAAACACAACAAATATTGCGGAAGGAAATTCTTTATTTTACAACGGCACTCAAGTAGTTCCTGCTGCAAGTCCTGTTATTTGGTGGAATTTAGGTGCTAATGGTTCTGCAAGTTATACATTTGACGGACCTGGATTTGAAGATAGTATTCAAGCAAATAAGGAAGATCCAGTCCTTTGGCTACATCGTGGATTTACATACGTTTTTGATAATACTACGAATGGTGGTAACCACCCCTTCCGTATCCAAAACACTCAGGGATTACAAGGCACACCATATACTGATGGACAGTCTGGAAGTGGCAGTAGCGTATTATATTTCACTGTGCCGTTTGATGCACCATCAACTCTTTATTACCAATGCACAATTCATGCATTGATGAATGGCACAATAAACATCGTAACCTGATAAATGGCAAGAACTATACCTGGATCTGGTGCTCAGATTGAGCCAATTTTTAATACTGTCTTTGGTGTAAAGGCAGTAAAAGTAATCGAAGGTGGCGAGGGATATACTTCTTCGGATCCACCAAAATTAACAATTACTGGGTGTGGCACTCCAGTAGAACCTGCATTGTTATATCCAATCATTGATGATGATTCGGGTAAAATTATTCATGTTAGAGTTTTAGAGACTGGACGTGGATACAATCCACTTCGTGTTTCTATCACACCTCTACAAGACACTCCAAACGTAAATACGTCATTTGACATTAATAGAATTTGGCAAACAAATCCAAACTCTAGCACTTCAGGGTCTTTTCAGATACAAGATTCTGATGTAACTGACAGACTAAGAATTTTATCTGATGGAAATCCAAAACCATCACTTATTACAACTCACAATCTCAGAGCTCCTGGTGGATCTACTGTTATAACTGATTCAACTTTTGATCAGACTTTTATATACAGAGGCGGAAAGGATGTTCCTGTTGATGGTCAAAGAGTATTTCAAAATAATAAGTCTCTAGGTGTTATGGCAAATGGTGTGCTATTGCACACACCAGAATGGGGAGCGGTTGGTAATGCTCCTGCTGGATTTAGTATTGACACCATAAAACATAACTATGTTAAAACTCAAGATGAGTTTGATGGAGTTATTGATAATCAAAAATATTATTATCATTCAAGCAGACTAATTGATCAG